AAGGAAGTAGAGGATAGCGAAGGCAGTTCCTGATGTAGATGTACAAGCTTTAATTGATTTCAAGAATAATGCTGAACAAGCTGAACTTGAGAAACAAGGGAAGTACACAGAAGCTCGAACAAAATTAGAAGAACAGTATCGGGAAAGATCTGCTGAAAAAGAAAAAAAGATTGCAGACCTTGAAGCTAAAGTTCGTGAATTAGAATTAGTTTCACCTGCAGTTCAAGCATTATCTGAAATAGTGCATGATCCTAATCTTGTTTTAAATAATTTCTTACCAAAAGAAAAAATAGAAGTTGACAACGGTATTCCTGTCGTTGTTGATGGATATGAAAGAACTCCTGTTGCTGATTGGGCTAAAGGCAAACTTCCTGATTATATTTTAAAACAACCTAAGCCTAAAGGTGGGGGTGCTCCTGCTGGCAGATCTAGTGGAAGTGAAGTTCCTACTGGAACAAAAAACCCATTTGCTGCTGAAAGTTTCAACATTACAGAGCAGATGAGACTGTATAGAACTGACAAAGATTTATATGATCGCTTGAAAAATTCAGTTGCACGCTAATATATTGTAATAAGGCAAGGCTGTGCTGAGCCATAGGGTTTGTGACCCACATCGTAAAACTAATTTCTGGTAATTTTTATGGCCACCGTAAGGTCGGACGTAATCATTCCTGAGGTCTTTACGCCGTATTTGATTGAGCAAACAACTCAGCGTGATGCCTTTTTGGCAAGCGGTGTGGTTCAACCAATGGCTGAGCTTAATGCGACTGAAGGTGGTGATTTCGTTAATGTTCCCTTCTGGAAAGCAAACCTTTCTGGAGATTTTGAAGTCCTAAGTGACAGCAGTTCATTAACACCTGGCAAGATTCAAGCTGACAAGCAAATTTCTGTGATTCTTCATAGAGGTCGTGCTTGGGAAGCAAGAGACTTGGCAGCATTAGCGGCTGGATCTGATCCAATGGCTGCTATTGGTGCAAAGGTAGGTGCTTACATTGCTAATCAAAGACAGAAGGATTTGCTTTCAACTCTTTCTGGTGTATTTGGTTCAATCAATGCAAATGACAGTAACTCTGCTTTATTTGCTAACTGTATTGACTCAGAGAGTGGCGATACTCCTACAGGATTAAGCCCTAAGCATGTAGCAAAAGCTAAGTCAATCCTTGGTGATGCAGGTGATCAGCTTTCTGCTGTTTGTATGCACTCAAAAGTTTATTACGATTTAGTTGAGCGTAAGCTTGTTGATTATGTCGTAGCTGGTGATACTAATGCTGGCGCAACCGCTTCTGGTGGTTCAATTGTTGCTGCTTATGGTAGCAATGGTGCTGTTCCTACATATTGCGGTTTAAGGGTTATCGTTTCTGATGATGTAGCGACAACAGGTTCAGGTGCTTCTACTGAGTACTCAACCTATTTCTTCACCCCTGGGGCAATTGCTTCTGGTGAGCAAGCAGGTCTAACAACTGAGACAGATAGAGACATCCTTGCGAAATCTGACGCAATGGCTGTTGATCTCCATTACACATATCACCCTGTTGGTACTAAGTGGGCTGTTACAACAACAAACCCAACTCGTGCTCAACTTGAAACCGTAGGCAACTGGTCGAAGGTCTACGAGCAAAAGAACATCGGTATCGTGAGAGCGACCAATGTTTCTGCTCAGGATTAGAGGTAATTAATTATGCCTTCTCAATTTGAAGTAACTGCTGGCAAGGCTGTTGGGCCTACTACTGGTGGTACTGTTACTCAGGCGACTAACAAGTCAACTGCTGTCACTCTAAATACAGAGTCTGGACAGATCACAATGAATAATGCTGCTCTGGCTGATGGAGCAGAAGTTACATTCCAAGTAAACAATGACCGTGTAGCTGCAACAGATTGTCCTTATGCCTGTCTTGGGGCTACTGGAACCGCTGGTGCTTACACAGTTAATGTTTCTGCTGTAGCTGCTGGTTCATTTAAAGTTTCTGTTGGAAATGTTTCTGGCGGTGCTTTAAGTGAAGCTGCTGTTATTAACTTTGTACTCTTAAAGGGTGCATCTAGCTAATGGGAATGTTCGCATTTAGGCGAATGAAGGAAAGGGAGGCTGCTGCACAAGCGGCCTCTATTCCTGTTTCAAAACCGAAACAAAAGCGCAAAACAAAACCTAAAGTTTCTCCTGATGGCGATAACAATCGTGGCAACGATAGGAGCAGCAAACGCAAACTCCTATCTGACAGTAACGACAGCTGATAACATCATTGAAGGTCTTATTGAAGATGATGATGTAACTGCATGGGCATCTGCTACGACAGATCAAAAAAACCGTGCACTTTATACTTCTGCTGTAAGGCTTGATCGAGAAAGATTTTTAGGAGCAAGGGCAACAGATACTCAGTCAATGCAATGGCCTCGGACTGGAGTAAGAAAACCAGATACATATATCAATACTTATGCAACTGGATTTCCTTTTCGTTTGACAACTGATTACTTTACCGACACTGAAGTACCAGATCAAATAACAAAAGCACAAGCAATATTAGCTGCTTACTTGAACAACAATAAATCTGGTTTAGGTCTTTCAGGTTTAGAAGACTTTAAGCAAGTTGGAGTAGGCAGTGTTGCTGTTCAACCTAATTTCCAAGGCCAAGTTGGTGCTGATCGTGTTCCACCAATGTATGAAAGAATGATGACAGGTCTTAGAATAAGTGGACCAGGTAACGTAGCAATCAAACGGAGCTAAATCCAATGGGCATGACAAACTATCCAGCAGCAATCATCATCACCGACACAAGTGCCCATACAGGCCGATTCGGAAAGATTACCTGCTTAACAGATTCAACAGTTACTTTGGTTTCTCCAAACGTCACTAAAAATGGATCTTCAACTGTTTCTGGAATTGAATTAAAAGCAAGCACAGAAATAGAAGGGATTTTTACTAGCATCACTCAAACAAGTGCTGGTTCTCTTATTGCTTATCGTGTCTAATGGCATTTAATACTGCTATTGCAAAAGTTGTCAAAAAGATTTCAGAAGTTTCTGGCATGGGAACTTCTGCTACTTATAGGAAAACGACTTCTGGTACTTACAATTCAACTTCTGGAGAAATCAAGGAATCTGTTAGCGACACAACAGTCAAAGGATTTTTTGAAGATGTAAATATTCGAGAGGTTAATGATTTAGTTCAAGCTGATGATAGAAAATATATTGTACCTGCTGATTTTTTAAGTTTCACTCCGTCAACGTCAGATCAACTTATTATTTCTGGTGTAACCCATCAAATTATTAGAGTTAAAATTCAGGAACAAGCTGGCGTAAATATTAGTTATGAGCTTTATTTAAGAGCATGACAGATCAAGTTCCTATTGATGAAATCGGTTGGTATTCCGAGAAGAAGGTAGATAAATTAATGCGAGCAGTTGTTTTAGAGGCTGACAAATTAGTAAAAGAAGGAAGTCCTGTTGATACCGGACGGTTCGCTGTTAGTTGGCAGATCGGAGAAAACAGAAGTGACGGGGAACCAGCAGAAGAAGGAAATTATGGTCATGTTATCAGTCCTCCTCAAGGTGTTAATCCTAATGAAATAAAAGCAGCTAATACTTATTACATCCACAATAATCTTCCTTATGCTGAACGTCTTTGTTATCAAGGTTGGTCAGAGAAGGTTGATGCAAACTGGTTTGAAATGATCGCTAAAGAAATGCAAGGAATTGCTAAACAGTTTTGGCAATCTATTATTAAGAAGGATCTCTAATGGCTGCAACAGATTTAAACACAGTTAGAGCAACGATTGAATCTCGACTTGAAGACGAGCTAAAAGATACTCCTCCCACTCCTGTTGTTTTTCAAAATAGTTCTTATGTTCCAACGGCTAATTCTTCTTGGTGTCAATGTTTAGTTAGTTTTGGAGACAGCACTTATCAATCTTTAGGTGGAGCAACTTCTTCTACAAATAATATTTCAGGAGTTGTTTCTATAAATATTTTCACTCCAAAAGGGAAGGGATCAGGTGCAAATTTCAAAATAGCAAAAAGAATTAGAGATCTATACAATAGGATTATCGTCTCAGGTGTTTCTTTTGATGCACCTGTTGGCCCTCAAGTTTTAGAAGTTTCTAATCCAGAGGGTTATTTTCAGACTCAAGTTCGAGTAAGCTTTGATGTATTTGAGGATCTTTGATGGAATTTACTGAAGAAATGCTGGACTCAATCGAAGCTGTTAAAGGTGTTCGACTTCCAAGCCATTGGGATGGACGTTGTGAACAGCATTTTAAGCTAAAGCAAGAAAGCTCAGAAACAAAAAAAGCCACTCCTGAAAACAAAACTGCATCCAGCAGTTAAAATTAAACAAACCTTCATTTTAACTAATCATGGCAATTAGAGGACAGGAAGGCTCAGTGAAATTCAAAAACAGTGCGGCTACTGCTCTCGCTGTTGCTGGAGTTCAAAACTGGAGCTTCACCGAAGAGAAAGAAACTTACGAGACAACGAAGCTCGGAGACACAGCTAAAACTTTTATTGGCGGATTAACGTCTGGAAGTGGCTCTCTTGAAATGCTTTATGAAGCACCTGGAGCAGCTTCTGGGGCGGGTGAAATTATCCTTGAAGCCTTGACTGCTTCTGACCCCGCAGATGCAGCCTTTGAGCTTTACTCGCAAGGTTCTACTTATAAAATTACTTTTAGTGGAATTGTTACAAGTGTTGATTTTGGCGCGACACTAAACGAAGTTCAGACCTGCTCTATTAACTTCCAAGCTTCTGGTGCTATCACCAATGCTCTTACTAGCTAATTTCAATGATTAAGCTTAGAATAATCTTAATATGATTAACTAAGCTTAATGGCTGGAGTAAAAAAAAGAGCAATTGACATTCTTTCTGAATCCTTTGATGCGAATCAAAGGACAAAGTTTGAATTGGACATTGACGGGAAAAGAACCTTTGATTTTTATTTTAAGCCCATAACCAGAGCAGACCGTCTTGAAATAAATGCACAAGGTGGAGGAGATGACGCCATAAAGATGACAACTTTAATGCTTGTCAGAAAAGCAGAAAATGAAGATGGAACAAAATGCTTTCAGTTAGGAGACGTTGCTGCTTTAAGGCGTTTGCCTGAAAAAGTTTTAAACCAAATGGAACTTGCCTTGTTTGGTGTCGATCAAGAAGGCAATCCTATTGAACAGCTTGAAATAGAAGTAGCAAAAAAAGATTAAAGGAGGACAACTGGTTAAACTTTGAGTTTTTTTTGGCCTCCGAATTAGGAATGACAGTTAGTAGATTGCGAACGGAATTAACTGAGAGTGAATTGGTTTATTTTGCTAGTTATTACCAACTAAAAAGCGAAAGAGAAGAAGCTGAGATGAATAAGATCAGACATAAAAAATAGCTTTTCATAATTATTGAACCTAAAATTAGGTAGACTGCTAAAAAAAGAAGCAAGTGGCAGAATCAGTTATTAGATTAAGCGTCATCAATGACGCAAGCTCTAAATTAAGGGCAGTTGATAGAGATGCGAAAAAATTAGGAAGGACAGTAAAAAATTCAAATGGTGTTCTTAATAATCAATCAAAAAGTTTAAAAGCAGCAGCACTTGGTTGGGTAGGTGTTGGAACAAGTGCAAAAGCAGCACAACCAGCAATTGTTGGAGCTGGAGCTGCACTTGCCACAGCATTGGCTCCTATTGCTGCACTTACCAGTGGAATTGCTGTTCTTACGGGAGCAATGACAATTTTTGCTAAGCAAGATGCGGCAACGGCAGCATTGAAAACATTAAAAGTAAATACAGACAAATTAGTTCCTTCTTTATTACAAGTTTCAAAAGAACTAAACCATCAATTCAATCAAACAGAATTAACAATTGCAGCTTATGATGTTGCCTCTGCTGGATTTACAGATGCGGCAGATGCAGCAATGGTTCTCAAAGCTTCTGCCTTAGCCGCTAGAGCAGGAATGGCTGATCTTGCTACAACAGGTGATGCCGTTACAACAGTTTTAAACGCATGGAAAATGTCAGCTAGTGAGGCTGAAATGGTTGCTGATAAAATGCAACAAACAGTAGCAGATGGAAAAATAAAAATAAGTGAATATGCACAAAATATTGGTAAGGTCGCTTCAGTTGCCGCAATGGTAAATGTTCCTCTTGAGGAAGTTAATGCTGCAATTGCTTTAACAACTGCATCAGGTGTTAAGGCTGAGGTTGCTTTTACTGGAATGAAAACAGCTTTACTAAGATTAACTGGAGAGGCAGGTGGAAAGTC